GTCCACAGCCCAGCCAGCTCGAACACACCCCACCGCACGCCAAAGGCCGATGCGGCAAAGCATGTCCCAATTCTGAGCATCATTGCTTTCGATGTCAACTCCAGCCGACAGCAACTCCCTACAAATCGGAAGATCCCCGGAATCACCCAGGGGCGCTCCCGGCTTCATAGGTACATGTTGCCAATTGTCTATATGACGTTTGTCAGGCCAGTAAGAAATCTCATCACAACAACCATCCACCAAAGAAACAGACCAAATATTTCTCCAACGCTTCTGCTTAACCTTCTTGAGCTTATGAGGCTCCCTTTTAATAAACACTCTGATAGGATCAGCACTGTTCAAGAGAACCAAAGTTTCTGGGGAAACGGAATCAATACCAAGTTTGCGAATAATCTCGTAACCCAACCAACGGTCGTAGTAACGGGAGACGACTAGACAGATCATGTCATACATGCCGACTCCTTCAATCATCTGCTTATTGGACTGATAGTAATAACAATACGGAACTCCAGGGCTGGAGTGTGGCTTGGCTCCCAATATAGAAAGCTCCGCGTCGGCCAAGACGCGGTTCCATGAGAACTCAAACTCACTTTCCCTCATGCCACAACGGGTTTTGTCGGTCATCCAGTGAATTGCATCAAGGCTCACGGGGATCTTATCGGGGTTCGATAAAATCTCCTCGTATTCCTTTGCAATTCCCATATGACACTTAAAACTGTCCTTCTCTGCAGAAGGACCCGAAGGCGGCATTTGGTAATTATCCAATGCTATACGTTTTCCGTTAATCAAAAGCTTCTCCAACACCTTCTTGTCCTCCGGCAATTGGACCTTCGCGGGGGGTTTATCCCCCGAAACGGACCTGCCAAAGCAAAAACGTGCCGGCCTTACTCCTGGGACTCGGACGTCCCAGAAGACTTGTTCTTCTTTTGATTTTTCTTGCCAGCGCCCTTGTTGGAAGAACTGCTGTCGGAGTTCCCGGCCCCGGCAGATGTAGCCACGCACACAAGGCGGGACTTCACTTCCGCCGGGGCCTGTTCGTTTTCCAGGAGATCGCGCTCTGTTTCCAAAGCAAACAACCTCCCTTCAACGACGTCGAGCTGATCCAGTAGCTCCTTTGGATGAGCGTTGCTACCGGACTCCTCGACAAACTCTTTCTTAAGCAGTTCCCTAGCCTCCGAAAGGCGTTTCGAGATGGACTCAAGCTTAGAGGTGACAATGTTGACTCTGCCTTTACCGATTTCT